GTTATATTAGAATATAGTTATCTGCTAATAAGTTTATATTAATTTACAAAAACGGTGGTTCTTCTCGGTAACCACGGTTGTTTTAAATATTTACATTATACTTATAGCAGTTTGCTATCGAGCAATTCAGGATACGACCTTATAGGTCAAGTCATCCATTATAACATACGCACTAGCATAATCCGGATATTGCATTGCATATGCTATTGGGTCATTAGCTGTTTGTGTTTCTCGCATACTTAACCCATAATAATAGTCTTTATCAAAGTAATTGGACCAATCGATGAGGTTTGAAACTTGTTTTAATGTTTTCATCTTACCATCTTTATTCCGTAAGACTATTTCTGTAGGATCTTCATAGAGCATATCATTGAAAATTTCGAAAGCGGGTAAGTCAGTTAACCATTTCAAATTAGCTTCGTAGAGCCCATATCTCAAAGTTTTTAACTGCATGTCATTAAAGTTAACTGCTTTTCTAGACCAAGGTGTTAATGTTTGGAATCTTGTTCGCTGTCTTGTAATTTTATATCCATGCCAAGCCCTATAGGTCGCAGTTGAGCAAAAATCTATTGCGGTGATTCCATCTACATTAATTTTGATGAATTTTGCTATCTGTCCTAACCCGTGGTAACCAGTCTTTTTCTTGGTGAATACTGTCAAATATGCTGGTTCTATGGTGTTTATCTTAGTGGTTTTAGGTAACGCGACAACTACATCATCTCCCTTAGTGAGTAGATCGTAGCAATAACTAGATACACCGAGCTTAGTCTCAACAACATAACGATTATACATGCACATTCGGAGTGTGTTCATAAGTGTTGTATCACAACTGCCTGAAAATGTTTTACCCTTCTGCACTATATAACCTAATGTTTTCTTTTTCTTGTTCTCCCTGGTTATCATCTTGATTTTTCGTGTGTACGGTTTCGCATAAAAATCAAAGATGTGGCGGTCAACATGGTTGATGTGGTTACTGACTGCATCATATATTCTCCAATCAATTATCTGCTTGAGTTTGATGTGTTGCGTCCTATCAAATCCACTGCCATCTAATTGAACAATGGTCGTTAAACCTGCCTGTTCCCACTGATTGTAAATCTGCTCCAACTCCCCCCAATTTTTCCCTCCACAGTAACCTTTTATGTGTTTGAATAATTTCTCAAGTGCATAGGTCACCGGTCCCATTACATATTTATGATATCCGTTGGGACTACAAATGCATCGCGTTTTTGGTGCCTTACCTCCTTCATACAACTGTTTCTCGCTCTTGACGAACATTTCGTATGAATTGTCTAATGGGATTTTATCCAGCACTAAAGTACCTATCTCATTCTGTTGTTTAGTATTAAGATGGTTAAACCATTCTTCAACTGAATATTGAAAATTCATGAGATAGGGGGCGATTTCACTTTCGAAGACATTATTGAACCATTTTTCAAATTTTGCGACTTCATCTTCAACTGGATAAACTACTGCTGTTGCTTGTCGTTTGATTGAGACATAGTCAGTAGCTGCGCACGAATGATATATAATTGGTTCTGGTGCATCATCGGCTGTGGGCATTATTTGCCTTAGTCCTGGTTTTGACTGTTCACATTTTAACCGCATGAATTCTTCTTTCACCATTTTAATGGGATATGGCATATGCCATTCCGTGTCTTCGTCCAACTCTCCCTGAGCTTCATCATAATTGTCCATGCTTATACAAGATGTGTATATTATTTTACCGCGGGTGGCTCTCTTCCATAGATAAAGCATCGTATGGAGATAACGTTTGAATACCACGGTAGCGAGGTACCCAAACAGCACGAACATTATTCCCTCCCATGTATACCGGATCTCTGCCTGGTTAATACTGGTTTGCTTGCTCGCTCCTGGCATTGTGAATTTTGAAAAAAATTCATAGCCGAAATAGAGTGATAGCAGCATGAACATTGTCATTAACGTAGAGGTTAGCATTGTATATGCATAGTAATTTCTCTCTATCGTTTGTTTTATCCAATGTGATATACTCGCTATTAAATAGGAGCAACAGTGGTTTGGATATTTATATTTTCTGTCCTTAGCCGCCTTGAGTTTGGGCAGGTAGACAGCTGACAATGCAGCTAATTTGTCTGCAAATTCGATAGCATAGCTTAAAGCTGCTTCGAATAATGGGAGTACCGCTTCAGGGTATGTGGTCTTTGTATACAGGTGCTTGGCAACACTAACAGCTAAAAAACTGTCAGTCACCTTTTCGCTTGATGTGGCGATGAGATCAGCAATGATCTTATTGAACTCTGAGAGTTCTATAACCTGTACCATCTTGTTTTCGAACATTTGTTGCGTCCAACCGTCTTCAGCTATAAGCTGTAAATGGTATATGCGTGTGTTATGCAACCTGTAATAATGTTGTTGTCCGTTCTTTTCAAGATGTATGACCTGTCCTTCATTCAATGCCTGTTCAGAAAAAGTATTTGTTACGTCAAACTTTGGTGCGTTGACTAATTGCAGTTTTGGTGCTGTTGGTACTTTTTCTGTTAGGCGCTCTTCTGGGATTGGCGATATGTCGAGGCGAACATAGACGATATGAGAGTTTTCAAATCGTATACGATCGCAGACTGTATGATTTAAATAGTAAGCCGAACCATTGTATTCGACGCGTTCCTGGTGAACGTCTCCACACATCAACTCATCGTTGCATGGTATTACTTTATGCGTGTAGGACTGTGCGTTACCTACAACTTGCATCTTAATATCGCTGTCTTTTCGTGACCAATATCCCTCAGAGACGTCGCCGAAAAGAAATTCTCCCTTTTGATTTCCGAAGATGTGTGAGATATAATAACCGGCTGTGACATTATTTCTGTCGGCTTCATGCCCAGTTATTAATATCTCTTTAAAAATTGCCTGAACTTCGGGGTAGTAATATGAATCTACCGATAAGAGCTGTACCCTCTCATGATCTTTTGTAAAATCAAGCAAATGTTGACATGCATTTACTCGACCTTGGGCTTGATTACAGTAACAATAGAGGTTCTTATATAACTCAATAGCGGGGTGTTTTGCGTCTTGAGACTGCAATTCTGTCACCACCTGGCATACTGTGTTATGGAATTTAGTGTTTCTCTCTCTGTCTGCGTTCTTAATTATAGGCATGTTCGAAAAAACATGTTGATGTCCAGCCATCATATGGCGTTTTCCTGCTCCGATATCAATAATACCGTGATGCAGGTTATTAAGAACGTGACGTTGTTCTAGAAAATGTCTGTAATTGGCTAATGTACTATGACCATGAGTACTGGGCTTGACCATTGTCTTAGCTCCAGTATGTTTTTTGAAGTGTTCTTCAGCTGTTGGGTTTTGGAATTCCCACGTCTTGTTGTTGAACTTACTCCAATTTGAATTGTCAATGACTAGCTTTGGGTACGAATAGAAGGATTTAGTTGGAAGTGTTATACTAGGATGATCTCGATCTCCTGGTTTCACTTGGGGTTTGTTTTTATCCTTATTCTTAGGATGATTATTTCCTGAATTGCCATTTCTGGCAAAAGCAACATTTCTGTTACCAT